CCTTTAGTTTTGGGTTGTATTTCATATTCACCTCCGCGCCATAACAACGGCATTAAAATTAACCTCCGGCACTTTATTCCGAGGGTTATAGGTCTTCAGACTTGATGAAAACACCATCCACCGTTTCACCAGTGCGGTCTTTAATTAAATCATCTGTATTCATCTTATCCGTTTCCTTATTAGCTGCCAGCCTAGACAGTTTGCGCACCTAAGCAAACCGACTGACTGGAAGAATATAGCGCCTGTACCGCTTAGTTGGTGGTCACAAGCGCATTCCGTTGGTTTAATCGCGCCGAATTTCTCAGCGCGGGTTAGTAGGTCAGACATTAACGACGATGGCCCGGCGGTACTGGCTGCTGCTGATTGTATGCTGGCTGTTGCGGCGCATAACCCTGCGGTGGCTGCTGATACTGCGGTGCCTGCTGTTGTGGTTGCTGGTAAGCCTGTTGCGGCGTTTGCGCATGAGCCTGACCTTGCGGATTGTAGGCATACTCAAGGCGCGCGTTCTGCAACTCAAGAGTAAGCGACAAGCCGTTTTGACCTTCGTACTGATCAATCTTGATTGAATCACCACTAACAGATACCACAGCACCCTCCACCAAAACCTGCTGTAAGTATGCAATCTGGTTAGGGTTCTTCGAGAAGATAACCGCGCTGTAATTTGTCCACTCATCCTGATTGGTCTTTCTGTCGTAGTATTTAACGCCTAATCGCACGTTAAAGCCCAGTGATTCACCAGCTTGAAATTGATTAGCTGGCTTGTTTAGTTTCCCAGTGATTGTATGTGCCATTATTAGGCTCCTGCTAGTTTAGCTATTTTTTCCCGATAAACCGGGTCGTTAATCTGATTTAGAACTTCAGGGTCAACCTTAACTGCCTCAACCCATTGCTGATCCAAATCTGAATTTTGTTGCTGAGGTGAATTAATACCAGTGTCGGCATCTTTATTGTCATCAATACAAAACAGCCCATTCAAGGCGTATTTGCGAGCGTATGACGACGCTGTTCCTGTAATCTGGCTATCATCCATGCCCTTCTTTGTCTCAGCTTCTCTTGCGCTTGCTGAAACGCTTACAGACTCGCCACCCAATGAAATAGTGACAGTAGCTTTAACGTAAACACGATTACCAACTGCAACAACATCATCCGAGAGAGTAAGCACACAACCATTAAGCAAAGGCTTAACACCTTCGAGAATATCCTCACAACTGCGGTAGTTGTACTTGCCAAAGCTGTTAAACTGATTCTTAGGCGCTTTAAGCTCTTTCTGTATCCGAGCCAGCTCTTTATGAATACTCATTACTTAATCCTCAAGCCGGGTTCCGAGTCGATAAGCTCGGCACCTTCAACCAACTCATCAGCTTTAAGCTTTTCTTCAATTGCCTTCTTATCTACTTTAATAGTGACAACTTCCTCAATATAAGCGGCTGGAATCTTTGTTTCATCAATAATATGAAGCATCTTTCTCGGCTTGGTAAGTGTCGCCTGTTTGATACCGCCAGCCTTAGATACGCCAGCCTTAGCCATGCAATCTTTAATGTATCGCTTTAGACTTTCTACCTGCGCTTCTGCTGATCTTTTGCGCTCCGTAAGCAGTGACGCCTCAACTTTAAGCATTTCAGCTTCAGCGGACAAATTAGTGACAACCTTTAAACAGCCATCAATCTTTGCGTCAAACTCAAGATTTAGCATATCAAGAGTATCTGCCAACTCATCAAGCGGCTGTCCATCATCAATCATTTCTTGCAACTGGCTAAGCTGGCCAGTTATCTCGTAAAGCTTCTTCATGCCATCACTCCTTTTACTAATTCAATTTCTGGGTGTTTTGCTTTTGGATTATATTCAAGAGCTTGTTCTAGCTCATATTGCGCAGAATAGCCGCGAACAAAATCCTTATCAGCTCCAACTCCGCAAGGTTTGCCAGCTTTGCAGGCTTTTTGACCAGCTAAGAATTTATCAGCATTTAAATCGTTCATTATCAATCCCCTGTGTTGATAACCCCACTATAGCTAAGCTGGGGCTTATTGGTAGGACATTACGCGCCTAGTTTACTTGATCAGCTCGAATTCTTTTTCAGACCATCGCGCCATATAATCAGCCATCTTTGCGACTTCGATATGTACAGGATCTTTTTTGCCTAGGCGGTTATTATATTTATTGACCATTTCCCACATCAGTACGCGGGCCACTTCCGGCTCGTACTTATTCCACCATTCGTCAATTAAGTCAGTCCCGTCTTTGCGCTTGTGATGACTAACGTCGTGCGTTGTTTCTGGCTTTTCGTAATGCTCGCCATCGTTTCCGTTTTGGCCTATAGCGTCCTGACGCTCTTCTGGCCACTCTAGCGGCTGCTCTTTGTCGTTATCCTTGCTTGGTTCGTCTAGCGGGCTGAAGTCGATTTTCTCCTTAACCCAAACGGATTTAGACGCGCCGTTTGGGTCTGTCCAGCTTGGGCTATCTTTCCAGCCTCCATCTACAAATTTAGCAGCAAGGTTATATGAACCGCTCTTCCAGAAAGTCCCCTTCCAGTAATGAGTAGCCCCTATCTCCCGCGCAAACTTCAGCTGTTCAATCGTTAATTTCTGCACTGTCTATCCCCTCGCTTTCGTAATATTCAGCCAGCGTCATATGCTGGCGTTCCGGTTTACTCTCATCTAGCGCGTTTAATCCGATTGTCATAGCTGCTATGCAAATCGTAAACGCTGCCGATACTCCAAGCCCTACTAACAGGCTTTTTATTTGATGCTGTATAAATTGTTTCATTTTATCCTCCATAACACACGCCAGCATGAGACTTCGTTCCTCAGCTCACGTGTGCAGCGTTATTACTCAGTATGGAATTGGATCGTTTTTGCAGCGAAAAAAACGACTGACTCGTGTTCGAAATCTTAAAGTTTTGCAATGCATCCAGTACTCAATTTTTTGTTTCATCGTTCTATTGTCAATAATTTCATCGAACATATCGCGCCCTCCCGAGCAATAACAAACATTTAAATGGTGGACGCTCGTACTACTCGCGCCAATTAAAACTGGGGTTATGTGTCTATCACATCTTTGATTTTTTGTATTGCCATAGACAAATCTTCGATTTCTTTTTCGTACATTAACGCGGTATTTCTATTTGACTCTGTTGTACGCCCAAGCGAATCATCGTGATCGTTAAGTAACATCAGGCTGTTCTGTTTAGCATCTTCTAGTAAATCATATAAATGCTCTGCAAAATCTTTACTAATACATTTCATCTTAATACCTTTATATTTTACACATAACAAAGCACTTAAATCGGACTGCAAGCAGCCGGTTAGCTCCAAGGTTATTGGCGCCACTGCCTATCATCAAAAGTAGTTGGTGATATTGCTGCACATACAGCAATCACTAGCCCTAAACTTCTCTCTGCATTTTTATTTCTTGGCGTTCGATATTTTTCTGGATTCCTTGCCTTATCTTCCGCATAAGCTTCAGATTCTATGCTTGCCATGTTGTGGTTGTGAGCTTCCAGCTTTCTGCGCTGCCTGCTATTCATTTCAGCACCTCCAATAACAATTAATTCAAAGCGGACAGCGCTTAGGCGCTGCCATTTAATACTGGGATTATTGCGACTCCTCCTTCAAACCCCACGCTATAAGTAGCTTGTTAAAGTCCGTATCATCCCCTCCTAATATTCTGTATTCGCCTAAAAGATTATCTAGTGCGCTACTGTAGCTGACTCCTTCATCTTCGCAGAGTCTCCTTATTTGCTGCTGATACTGCATTTCAAATTTGGTTTCGCTTATCATTATCAAATCCTCAAAACTGAAACGTGATTAAAAAATTATTCCACAATCTTACCAGCTCAACACATTTGTACTAGGACACTTTGCGCCTAGTTTCGGCTCTGGAATGAATCGCTTAGGTTTCCAAATCGACTAAAACGCAAGTCGTCCTTCATGTAAGCCGTACCAAGCTCACCGTCTCGGCTCTTACTGATTATCGCCTCAGCAACGCCTTTGTACTCTGTATCAGGGTTGTATATCTCATCACGATAAACACCGATAACAGCATCTAAGTCGGCCTCAATTTTACCAGAATCTCGAATGTCGTGCTTCATCGGCCTGCGGTCTGGTCGGTTTGTTATGCCTCGGTTAACTTGAAATAGTGGAAGAATACAAACGCCGGTTTCCAGCGCTAGGAATTTCAGCCCTTTCGATATATTACCCAGCTCATTAACGATGTCCTTGCCCGGTATGCTCATTAAGTGAACATGATCAACAACAACTAAAAGCCGCTCTGTGTGGCCCTCAGCTTTCATTTTGCGCACCCACGCCTTAATCCTTGCAGTTAGTGTTGTAATTGTCTGGCGCGCGCCACCGTCAATCGTGAGAGGCAATCCTTTCAGTTTTTGCGTTCCCGCCGCTAGTCGTGGCCACTGCTCGTCAGGATGAGCAAAGCCGCGCGGGTCGCGTAAAAAATCACGGTTGACATTGCCAGCGGATGAAATAAAGCGGTTCATCATTTGCGCCGGTGGCATTTCCATCGTCGCGTAAAAAACGGGGATTCCCATGTTTAAACTGGTTTCCGCTGCCGTTTGGGCTAGCGTGGATTTACCCGAACTGGTCGCACCGATAATCCCGATAACTCGGCTCGGCTCGGGTACTAACATCTTATCAAGTTGATCTATTCCAAACGTCCAATCATCGCCTTTAAAATTAAACCTACTATCTAGACGCTCGATTGCAAGCCTGAGCGCGTCGTCACCGCTGATAATATCGCCAGTGTTGCAATCATCATCCATTTTCTGTAGCTGTGTGGCCGTGTAGTCCTTTACTTCCTCCGTCTCCGCACCTTCGCCTATCTTTGCGCGAATATCGCCTGACAGGGCCACTAGGGAGCGCCTACGCGAACGATCTATGATGATTTCAGCGTAGGCTTTGGCGTTGTCGATTGATGGCGTTATATCGACCATTCTGGATAGATATGCTGCCCCGCTTGCCGCTTCGAGTTTACCTGTAACATCTAGCCGTTCCGCGACTGTTACAACGTCCGTCGGCTGCGCACCCTCTGATAAGTGAGTGATCGCTTCAAATACTAGACGGTGATTCCCGCCGTAAAAATGGCTGGCTTGTAGACCAACCTCGGTCACAATATCAAACGCTATCTCATCAAGCATGATAGCCCCTAAGACGCTTTGCTCAGCCTCTTGACTGTACAGCTTGCTATCGCTCATTAATCCCCCTGATTATTATTAGTTTGGTTATTTGTTAATGCTCAGTAGGCATATTTAGTCTTGCGTAATATTCTATAGGTTGTTGAGGTGTAAACCATTCATCATCAATAAAAACTTCCCAGTTCTCGCCATCGAATCTAGCAAACTCGTAATCACCCATGTAGATAACTAGGCAGCAATAAATGCTGGTTTTCGGCTTTCCTTTCTTCCACTCAATCATAACTCTCTCCTACTTATTGTTTCATAACACTTCATAGCGCGGGAAAAGCCAGCGTCTATTCTTGTTAAACACTACCATAAGTTGCAGCGCCTTTTTCAAGCTCTATATGCTGCCCATACATCTTGCATCGGCCAATAGCATCTTGCTCTGTTTTAAGCGGATATTCTTTGTTGTCTTCACTGTATAAGCCAAATCCAGAAGGGTGCTTTCCTATTGTTTCCCATCCTCTAAACCACCCAGTTTTAACTTGTGCAAAATATCCAATCTGAGGTAAGTGCTTTGTTCTAAATTTCATAATCTCCACCTTCAGTTAATTAAATGTGTATAACAACGCATAGCAGCGGGACTATGTGCTGCGCTTCACTTGTCCGTGTGCTCACGTTATAAAACCACACTCACCGCCCAAGCCATAGGACGGTTTGCGCCTAGTTGCTCTGCCTCATAACAAAATGACTCTTATCATGTTGCTTGAAGTCGATTAATATTTGTCCGATTTCGTGCTCTATCATTTGCTGCATTACAGTTGCTCTGTATCGGTTATTAAGTACAACCTCCTCACCATCACGCAGCTTCTTTACAATCTCAAATACTGTAGCCATCGTCTATCCCCTCATCTATCAGCCCATTGCGTCGCGGCTTACCATGTTAGCCACAGTTTGTGAGCTAGCAAATCTGAATACATCCCATCATCATCGAGGCTTATATCCACTTTGCGCTCAATAGCGAACGCCTCAAACGCCTCACGGCTGGTCGGCTCTTGTTTGCGTCGCTTGCTCACACCGCAAAGCCCGTCTAATACTATTTGATCGGTTGCGGATGCGGCATTATCTGACACGTCGTATTTTCCGTTAGTCATTGTTGTTGCCCTCGATAAAATCAATCATTACGGTGAAGTTTGTTTCATTAGAATCAGGATCAAGCCCAAGCTCTCGACAGTACTGTCTACCGGAACCGCAACCCATGCCGAAAATATCGGAACATAATCTAGCGTTCGATGTTGACTTATGAGCCTTGATTAATCTTCTGGCATTAGTCAGCACTAAAGCATGATGCCCCTTTGTTTCTGCCTGCCACTCACGCTTTAAAGCCTCAAATGACTGCGCTGGTGATTCATTAAGCACTCGGCAAGCCTCACCAGCGGCATCGCATAAATCTGCGTACACATCAACACCGTGCGCATCGGCTGTATATTTTGCTGCCTGCTCAAGATTGCTCAAAGCCTCCCGCAACCGCTCAATGTGCGCTTGCTGCTCTTTAATCAGCTCGTCAGCGGCCAAAAGCGCACACCCTTGTTTAGTAATGTGCATTTTTGATCGTGTGGAATAGTCACTAATTAATTCATCCCAAGCTTTCTGTAGTTCGTTATTCATTATTCACCCACCGCGCTATTCAAGTTAAGCTCACTAAGTTTCTTGGATATTTCGCGCATCACTCTACAACTCATTACGACTCTACGCGCCGGATGAAACCAGTGATAACCACCAGAATCTTTTCTAATAAATCCAAACAGGCAGTCATCATCACCCCTGATCGAATCCCAACCACACACTTCAATAAACTCGTCATTCTCTTTAAATTCCATTATTCACCATCCGCATTTTTGATTGCTTTATCAACTCGCTGAAGAACAATACGCGATGACGCTCCAATAATATTCGCCTCATCAATTGCGTGCTTAAACTTCATTTCGTATCGAAAGTCCTTGATTGCCGCTAACAGCTCGTCGCGCTGCTGTTTTAGCTGGTCAATCTCGCTTTGTTGCTGAACCGCGTACCAGTTCTCATGATTGAAACATTCGGTCGCTTTGCACTTTTTAATATCACCGCGTAATGTGCAGTGCTTGCATTGATCAGTCATTTCCCACCCCTAAAATCTTCATAAGCAATTAAAAATATCGCCAGCGTTACTATAAAGCCAACGATCAAAAAAGAAGATCCGGCGTACAGTGCGATTAGCACTAGAGCGTTCATATCAACCCCCTTTGAACATGTTTAACAGGTTTGCAGCCTGCTCCTGATTTCGCTTTAACTGCTCTGGCGTCGACTCTTGTCGTCTAACCGCTCTCGGTGCCATCGCTGCATCTACGTCAACTTTAGTCTGGTTCTGGTTGGTTTGGTAGGACGGATTGGGCCAAGTTAAAGGCACCTTCCAAGTTTCCTCAGTTAAATACTTAGTGATTCCAGGAACAAACCCGTTTCTCCAGCTATCAGTCAGCTTCCGCTTCTTAACGTCCTCCAGCATTGCTGCGAAGTCGTCTTCAGTAAGCCGCATCTTCTTGGCCTTTTCCCACGGCGTTGCATCAGAGCCACCGCGTCTGTTTGCTGGGTATTCAGCGTAAAACTGTTTCCAGTTATCAGGCTTGTTCAATCTTGGCTTTTTTGGTTTCTCAGGTTTAGAGGTTTCTTTGTCTTCTGGAATCAAATCACACTGACCACCGTCGTCGCTAGACGCGGAAACTGTATTATTATTCTGTACTTCTAACACTGTATTACTATGGTGCCCGTTTTCGGGCTGGGGGTGAGCCTGTTTCTGGGCTGGGGTAGGCCCGTTTTCAGGCCCATGTTCTATTACGCCAAAGTATTTAGCCTCAACCACATGCAGCGTTCTTTTTACGGTCATTTGGCCTTGGCGCTCTTCTGTGCGGGTAATGTATCCCTTGTCATCAAGAGACTTAATTAACGCTTTAACCCGGGTAACTGACAAACCTAAGAAGTCGGCTAAGTAGCCATTAGATGCAAAGCATTCCTTAAAGCCGTGAATTTTTGCTAGGAGTGCTTTTTCTTGAATTGAGAGGTCTTTGCTTTCCCAAACGGCGTTTGGTATCCAGATGCCACGATTGGCAACTATCAGTTCAGAGTCTGACATTTGATTGTCCTTTGTTGTGCGCCCTTTGAATGAATATGCGGCACGCCTAAGGACGGAAGACTTCAAGTAGCTCATGACTTCTACTCTAGCCGCATAGGTATTATAGCATTGGCATCACCATCGGTCTAATAGTCTCAAATCAGCGTGCGAGCAAGGACTAACCATCGTCGCGCAATACTCGTTCCAATTCTTTCGTAGTTCATCGCAGTCATATTCAACTGCCGATCCACCACAGCGGGTAACGACGCTCATAATGCTTTCAGCATACACAGAAAAGTGGTCGTATATGCTATTACCACAACCGCACGCAGTACCGCGCCCATTGTTGAAAGTCCATATTCTTGGGGTTAAGTTGCAGCACGGGCACTTGCTCCATTCTTGGTTATCCGCCGTCGGTTGGTAGGCGTCCGTGCAAGTGTAGTCCCAATTTACCTTGTGGCCATGATTTAGCCGTTGCGTATATTCGCCAAACTCTGATTGTATTTTTACTTCAATCATATTTATAACCTTGGTTCAGTTTGATTTGTACTTATAGACTAATACTGATTTCTGTACTTTGGTAGGACAAGACGTGCCAAGTTTAAGGAGTGCCCCAGCAGCATAACTACTGGGGCGAACGGCTAGGGGTGCCGTGGTAGGAGTTTTACTATAGCTTATCTGCTATCAATATCACAACGTCTATGCCTGTGCCTGAGAAACGATTCTTTAGCACTTCAGAGTATCGGCATTTAAACCCAGGTAATTCAAACTTGTCTCTTGCGCTAGCAGGTAGCACCGCGACTAATTTCCCATTCGTTGAAATATGGTTAGCGGCTTTCTCCGTGTGAGCCTTCCATCGGCCCTCGGAGTACGGTGGATTGATAACAACACGGGCAAACCGCTTGTCTGTCTGCCACCTGATAAAGTCAGCGCAGACAACTTCAGCGTAACCCTGTGTTTCTAAGGCTTTGCAGTGAATATCGCTGATCTCTACGCACGTTGTTTTGTCGATAGGCATCATCATGGCAATAGCGCCGGTTCCGGCTGAGAATTCACCCCACAAGCCACTTGAATAGCCATAATTTGCGTATTCGATAGCCATGGCCCCAACATCGCTTGGCGTCGGGTAAAACTGGTGGCTCTGCTGGTTTGGTATTCGGCCTGAAGCCGCAACTGCTAAAACAACATTCAGAGCGTCATAATCAAACTGCCAGTACTTTGACTTATCAACATCAGTCTTAACGCCACCAAGGCTTATAAGTACGCTATCGACGGCTTTCTGTGTCGCTTTATCACTGCACGTTAGCAGACCAATGCCGTTGTTGATTGTGACTCGTCGGTTATTGTAATTAGCGTGGTCAGATAGTTTCCACGCCTGCTCAGCGCCAGACAATACGCGACACACGGAAAACGGGAGAACGTCATCAAAGAGTTCAAAGTCTTTGATTTTCTTCTGCTTTACCGGCTTGCGACGGAATGACTCAGGGATAGCAGCAGGGTATAGGTATGCAAGAATTTCATTTAATCGCCATGCAATATCCGGATGAACTTCAACGTGCGCAGTGCCAACGCCGTTGTACACACGAATACGAATAGCACCGCCATCAAACGTAAACCATGAGCCGTTTTCACGCTGTGCGGCTTTCAGGTCTGTTCGTGAACTGCATTGTGGGTATTCGCCACGATTCATAAATTTACTAATAACCATGCGAAGGTCGTCAATATATCCAGCTCGTTCCCAGTCGATAGTACCCCAAGAGTCAACGACGTTATTTAAAATCATGCGCTTACTGAAGCCTTGTGGGCAGTTTGTAACATGCTCACGACTTAGCGCTTTAAAGACACCCTCAACACGTTCGGCTAGGTACTTCGGACGCTCACTAAGCCACGTCAGAAGTGCTTCGCGTGCGTTTTCTTCAGTAAAGTCAGGCAGGTCAATCTCTGGATTCTTTCCGTACTCATAGCGGTCTTCACGCCATGCGCTTAACTGCTCATGCCATGCTGTTCTACGAGCTTGCGGCATATATTGCTCAACATCAGTTAAGCTAAGCGCTCGTTTCCAATATTCAGCATTCAGCGCGCATATTGCGCTCTGTAGTTCAAAGCTAGGATATTTGTCTGAACGCTTCTGGCAAAAATAAGTCAGCGCTCTTTTGATTTCGCCCTTTTCGTACTCGCTGTGAAAGTCTTCGATCATTTTCCGCTTAGTGCGATATTCAGCAACGATATTGTCTAACAGATTAGTGTTAGCAGGTGCGAAGAACTCGCTATTTATTACATTACTCATTTTACATCCTCTTCGCGCATCATCTTCACAAATGCGTAGATGCAATAAATATCAACTAAAATATTGAATGTTATCAATGCTATTGTGGCCATGAAGACACCCCACTCATCAACTTGTCTATGCGATCCTTTGATGTAGAACGGTCGTTCATCGTCCAGTGCTTTGATCCGTCGCGGAACGCTATCAGCTTTACAGTTCCGAATGAACCGTGCACAACCGATACACCGCAATTTAGACAATTCGAATTCATATCACTCAAAGCGTCGTTGATCATTTGATCTGTGTCCATTATGTTCCCCTTTCTTTATTTAAGATTTCAAGCATCCTTGCCTCTTTATCCCTGATGGCTTCGTAAGTAAGCGTAACTTGCCTATGACATTCAATACGAACGCCGGCAGGACATAAGCGGCAGTTTGTTAAGCCGTGTTTATCTTTACCTAGGCTTTCGCAGTGCTCAAGGATTGTGGTGTGAGACATAAGGCTCCCTTCCTTAATCTACGATTGACTAAACTCTTTAGGCCTGGCGCTGTTGATTCGTATGCTGTAGCGATCTCTGCCCACGTCAATCCAGTGCTTTTTAGCTCGCAGATAGCTGCTATTTCATCATCAGAGTATTTAGAGCTGTAAGGCTTGCTAAAATTTACAACTGTAACGCCGTATCGCTTTGCATAGCTGCGAATTTTCTTTTCATCTAAGTGCGGAAGGCGCGCTTTCATTGCATCAATGCCAAGCCCTCGGCATTCCTCCAATGCTTTAAGCTCGTTTGCTCTTATTGGCCGGTATACTCGTTTTTGATTACTCATGTTTATACCCAATGTTGTTAGTTGATGAGCACATATTAGCGAACAGATTAAGCGGATGGTAGGACGGAACGGGCCAACTTTCAGGCATAAAAAAGCCCCAGTTAAGGGGCAAAGTGTCGAAGGGGATCAACGTGGAAAATATAGCATGTTGGCGTGAAGTGTCCTACAAATTTAATTCTGTGGCGGTATAGTGAACCTAACAACAAACAAGAGGGTAACACCATGAGCTATGATGAAGTAATCGAAAAACAACGACTAGACGCGATTGACGCGCAAGAGGCTGCTGATAAAGAAGCCGAGCATGACGTGTTCTGCATGATTCATCACGAACCTGAAGCGATACTTGCAATGTTTCACGACAATGCGACTAAGGAAGACTTAGACGCAATGGATGAAGTATTGATCAAGTATCTAAAATCAGTAGGCGAGCACGAAGAAAGCCCATTATATGACGCCGTTGTGCGTATTTTTAAGGAGTTGAACTAATGACTAAACTATTTGAATGCTACGTTGCAATCCCAACACATGATGAAGCTGTCGAGATTGTTGAGCGGCTTGTTGCTAACGGGGCTAATGCTCGTAGTGTTGTTGTGGGGATGGGTATAGACGGTAATGGATGTAACCACGATGAGTACGGATTATGGGGATATAATTCAAACTACGGAACATACGCTGGCAGACTATCATTCGACTGGGCCACCCGCGCAAAACAACTAACCATGCCAGAATTCCGCGCTGCTTTTCCTTGCGAGAAGTACGATGGTGTGACTAAAGAATGGGATGTGGAAGGCTTACCTCCTACTGTCTGGCATGGCGAAGTATCTTGGGGGATTAAGGCGTTGTGGTACGAGTGCGTTTCATTACCTAAGGGTAAATTAGCAATTTGTAAATATTCTGAATGGAGTGTATCTGATATTGAAAATTACGACCTTGTTGCATTTCGTCCGCTAAGCAAGCCAAAATCAGACCGCGAGAAGTTTATTGAGGCTGCTGTAGAGGCGGTTGGTGGTAGGCAGGCTGTTATATCTACGGATTCAGTATTCGGCAAACTCTACGACGCAGGCTTTAAAGCACCGGAGAAAGACAATGACTAAAAACCTAGCAACTAAGATCGTTTTAACACTAATTGCGCTGGCGCTATTTGCGATATCAAGCGAAATGGCTTTTCAAGACTGCATTCAATATGGGGTGTGCTAATGACTACAATGATGCCTTACTACGTTTATGTGCGTAACGATACCGGCTGGCACGTTGCGCGGTATTATCCGGCTCAAGATGAGTATTATCTGACCGGAGACGATTTCAACTACGTTGCTGAGGATTTCCACTTCATCGGCGAAAAAGTCGATATGACAAAAGGCGGTGAATCATGAGAGAAATTAAGTTTAGGGCTTGGATTAAGGGTGAAGACGATGGGCTGATGATTCATCAGGGTGACAAAAGTGACTTCACAATGGTGTCCAATGGCGGTGATTTTTCTATCGTTGTTGATCATGAAGAATGGCTCAAGCCTAACGCGTTTGAGATAATGCAATACACCGGCCATAAAGACCGGAACGGCGTTGAGATTTTTGAGGGGGATTTAATCAAAGATCACATTGGAGTCGGCGTGGTTGTCTGGAGTGACAAAAACGCCTCCCTGAAAGTCTCATACATCGGAGAGAGTAAAGGGCTGGGTAAGTGGTTTGCTGACTACAACCTAAAGGGCGAGCGCGAATCTATCGAAGTCATTGGCAACATCCACGAAAACCATGAACTCTTGGAGTGTGAAGCATGAAAATATACGGTCACGACGGCAAGCATTACAAAGTGTATATGACATCGCCGCTTAACCAGGTTGAGCATTGGATTTCTAGGCACGATAAAGGGCTGATCTACGAAGGGCCGGACAAGAAAATAACTTTTGTCGTGGAAGA